CTACAAAGTCGATGGACCCTTTAAGCCTGATGGTGGCTGTTGGGGTTTCGCATAACGACACATCGAAGGGGTGTTCGACAAACTGGACCTGCGGAAGTTGTGGGTAGATTTCGTTCCCCCAAGTGTGAAACACACGGTCGAATGTTTTAAACATTGTTTCGGGTGTTTTAACCTGAATGAACTGGAACTCAGGTAGGTCAATTAAACGTTCAAGCGTTCCGTGGCCTGCTTTAACGGCTTCTTCCATGCTGGTTCCGTCCCGTAGGACGGATTCGATGGATGAGTGCATGGCTGTTCCGATTGCTGTCGCATCGGATTCCTTGCGTGGAAGCAAACCTCCCATTTCAAGTCGTGCTTGTTCGGGGCAGTTCATGAACGTGTTAATCCAAGACTGGCTTAACGTGTAAACGTTATCTGAAATTTCGATTCCTGGCATTATTGTCCTGCTTTCTTGTTGTTGGCGCAGTAACGACCCCACCATTTAGAAACGGTCGCTGGCTTAATGACGTGTCCTTCTTCCAACATGATCTGTGCGATCTCGTGGTTGTCCTTGCCTTCGATGCGCAAGTCTATCGCACGCTGCTTCACCTCGGCTGTGTATTGGGTGTGAGCCTGCTTCGCTTCGATGCTTAAAGTGGAAAGCAAGGTTTCTACTTGGTCACGGTTCAGCCCGCTGGACGCTACGACCTCAGGAACCGTGGCCCCGTGTCGAAGTTGCTGTTCAGCGTTTAAACGCATCGCAATGTCTTCAGCCGTTAACGGTCGGTTGCAATACAACTCAGCCACAACCTGCTCTTTCGTTGTCCGCACCAGCCGTGCAACCTGCTCGGTTGTTAAACCGTACTTGCAGATTTGCCTTAATACTGAACGGATTTTTGCTTGGTGCGGGACGGTCGATTGCCCTTGGAACGCTTCCGATTGAAGTTGCTCGTAAGTGTCGGCCAGCCAGATTAACGACCGACGGATCTGCGGTGACATGAAGTTCAGTTGGTTGCTGCCGAACGTCAGAGCGTGCCACCAGTCTCCGACGTTTTCGTATTCAGCCATCGTGACTGGAACAATCCAGTCCGCTGGGTTATCGCTGACAAGCGTGACCCCTGTCAGGATCACGTCATCAAGATCGTCTTGCATTTCTTGTCCTTTCGTTTCATCCACAAGGCTTGTGGGTGACTCTTGTGCTTGTGCTGTCGGCACCCCCCGTTGGGGTGCCTCCAGCCTGTTGGTGGGGTTCGCTTCGCTCTCCATTGTATCGGCTAATCCCTAAGCGTCAACGTGAGAGTTGTTCAATGCGTGTGGAACTAACGCCAAGGTCCGCTGCGATTCGTCTGATGCTGCGTCCTTCGTTTCGCATACGTCGAACAAGATCCTGTCTTGTTTCGCTTAGCCGAGAGATTTCCTCTTGCTGCTTTTCGATTAACCAGCCGATAGCAATGGCTTTATCGGTGTCGTCGGTGAAACCGTTTAACCAGTTAGCCGTGTCTGCGTGGTGGGCGTTAATCATTCCGATGTTCTTAATCATTGTCTTCCTCCTCAGGGAAACAGTCTTCGCAAAGGGTTTCCCCATCAAAGAATTGGTAGTGGATTGTTTCGGTATCGCATTTATCGCACGGCATTTGCTGGCATTCTTCACACATCCAACCGTCAACGTAAATGCGAATAGATTTCCCACCGCTGGTTTCAACTTCCCAACCGCTTCCACAAGGGATTCGGTTAACGTATTTTCCGCTGCCCCAGCCTGTGTCTTCGCAACAATGCGTGCAAAGGTCTTTAATCTCAATCGTCTTCATAACGTTTCCTTTCCAGAACTCCATAGAACCATGATTTAAGCCAGCGGTCTGTGCCGTGCAACGGGTTTCCTGTTGAGTACAGACCTTTCTGGCATTGGATTAACGACTCTGCTTCTTCCTGCGATGCTGCTGGGACTTTGATCTCTCGGATCTCCATCACCGCATATTTAACGGTAAATGTTTCAGTCTTCATTAATGTCCTTCCTGCGGTTTCTTTTAACGGGTACACGACGAACACGGTCAGCGGTAAAGAACCTGAACGACCGATGCCCCAAAGGATTCTTGGAGCCACCAAACATTCCGATCACCTGACCGTCCTGCTCGTCACGGATATTGCGCACGATAAACGTGCCTTGTATTCCTTTAACGGTAACTTCGTCACCGACATTGATTGTCACTTGCTGATTCTTTCGCCCCAAATGATGAACAGAATCATTGCAACTAGGAATCCTACGGTCCAAATGTTCATTATTGTTTCCTCTCTTGTGGTTGATGGTGTTAACCACAAACGGGACAGGGACCGAGATGCCCTGCCCCGCCTGTGGTTATTCAAGGTGTCGGGTTAATCCCCCGATTAACTAGACACCAAGAAGGATTTGCGCAGCCCGACGCTTCTGGGCGTTAATCGAAGACTCTGGGGTCATTGAAGCGTACGCACGCTTCTCAGGAGTGAGCCCACGATGATGGTCAAGGTACTCCCCGATGGTCTGCCATGCCGACCAAAGGGTTTCTCCAAAGCCGCCTGAATTCTTTTCAGACAGCCAAAGGTGGTGCAACGTTTCGATGCGGTTCTCATGGATCGTCGCTGCCCGTGGTGATGGATCGCTTTCGATCGGCCACAACTGGTTGGCGGCATAACGCACCTCGTTAAACGTGCCGTGCGACTTCATCATTAACTCAGCGTTGGCAATAAAGTCTTCACGGACCTTCGCTGCCATGCCCAACGCTCGCACAGCGTCAGCCTTATAGTCGGTCTTATTCTTGGTGTGGCGGACCTTGACAAGTTGGCCGTGCTTCTTGGCCTTGTTAAACGACATGGTGACCGAATTGCGGCAAACCAAACGAATAGCGGTCGGATAAGCGGACAGCGATACCGAACCGTTGTGTGAGGTTCGGACAGCCAAGCCCATTTCCAGTTCGTCTTTAACGCCGTGAGGGTCCAGCACCAGCGGTTCAAGACGCAGGTAGGTGAAGAACTCTGCACCGTTCTTCATTACGCCCATCGTGTCGATAACAGCGTCACCACGGGAGGCTCCCACGCAGTCGTATGCGAACTCGGCAGCCTCACGGTTCTGCTCAATAACGTAGCCCTTGCCGACAACGCCGAGGATCTTCATGCCGTCGCTGGTGTTGCACATGGTTGCGAAGTGATCTTCCACGTCGTACATCTCGCCGTTTTGGTCGAAAGCACAGATGCCGCCAAGTTCGACCTCGTAATCGGAATTAGAGGCTTTAAGCATTTCGTCAATGGTGCCGTAACCGTTAACTGGTGTTCCAAGTTTGTGGTACGGGTGGCCGTTGTTTGCGTTATAAGCAAACGATGTTCCTTGGCTGGTTGTGTTCAGCCCTTGATTCGGGTCCATTAAAGTCTCCTATTGGTTATTGGTTGGTGTTGAGATGCGGGAGCATCAGGAGAAACAGGAGAGAGGCGGGGCTCCCCTGTTCTCCCTGATGCCACCGATCAGTTAACTGATGGTGTGGTGGCTTCGATGATGCTCTGTTCAGCGTCATGCTGGAGAGCGTGTGCCGCTCCGATAATGAACGCTGCGCAATAACCTGCACAAGCATCGACAAGTTGAAGGCGGAGATCATCGTCTTCGATGAGATCCAAAGCGTCGCACATTGCTTCTTGTGCTGCCGAGAGCATTAGTGCGTCTTCGACAAGGTTGGGGTTGGGTGTTTTCTTCATGGCTGGCCCTCCTAGGGCTTGGTTGGTGTTGGAATCAATCGTAATCTAGTACAGCGGTACTGTCAATGGGGGATCGGGGCTGGACGAAGACACTACGGGTTTACCCTTGTACGGTACGGGTACTCCGCAAGTGCTGGTTGGTGTAAGCGGAGCAGAGCGCGGTCCCCGTCAGGTTGTCCTTTCCTTGTCGGGGACCGCTGCCATTTCAGAACGGTTCGCTAGTGCGTTCCTGTGCGTCCTTGGTGGCGCTGTTAATGACACCCAGCAGATAACTGATCTTCTTATGCTCACCACGGCCCTCGTTAATGAGTTTGCCCAGCAACTCTTTAGGGTTACCGTGGCCATCGTCGGCCTCAGCCAAACGCTTGGTGTACTGGTCCACCAGACCTTGTTCCACTCCGACCTTAAATTCAAGGATTCTGGAAAGAGTCTGGGCTTCAGCCACAGTCAACTTCAATTCCACGTTAAAGGTTTCCATTATTAATGCCTTTCTGTTTAGCCTGTCTCATCAGCGCACGGAGGCTAGATCGTGCGGACCCCCAACGGGGGTTTCGACATTAATCCATCGAAGCGTGAAAGACCATCTCCTCGTTGTTACCGCTAACGGCGAGGATGTTCTCCTCGCACCTTGTCGTGACGACATGGGTAGCGAATTCGACAATCATGGCCAGCACAGGCGGCGGGAAGATCGCCAGCATATCTGCGTCAGGATTAAGGTCCCAGCAGGCGTGGTTCCCGTTGTAATGGCTGAGCGTGTACAGCCCTGACTGTGCCAGCGCACGGTTCGCCGTTATTGTGGCAGCGAGCCGTTCGTTATCGGTTGGGATTTCTTCGGTCATCATGTGGATTAGTGCGGACTCGTTCATGGTATTGCCCTTTCGTTAATGGCTTGTCTCTTCAGCACACAAGGAGCCACCTTGCATGGACCCCCGAAGGGGTTTCGACTAGTTGAAATTAATGGCCGAGTGGATTACAGACCGAAGATTAAGAGCGTCTTCCATCTCGTCCATCAATACGGGCAGACGGTCAACGAAATACTGGTGAGGTTCTCCACCGAGAATTTCCGCTTCCACAAAGCGGTCTTTAACCTTGGTTATTTCGGGGCGGAGGAAAGCAATTTGTTGGTTGAGGATGTAAAGCATTCTTGAGGCTTCAGCCTCGGTAAATTCGACGATAATCATTATTAATGTCCTTTCATTTCTAGCCTGTCTCATCAGCGTGCGGTGGCTATTTCACACGGACCACCCGAAGGTGGTTTCGACGTTATGCCCAAGAGTCAAGGATCTCGTTATAGCAGCCCTGACAGATCAGGTAGTCATGCTTATCGCCGTCCTCGTTATAGGTTCGGTATTCGCAGGACCCTTTCATGTCGTAGGTGTTGCCGCAGCCGTCGCAGTCAAACAGACGGGTGAGACAGTCGTCGCAGTCGGTCTCGTCGCAGTAATCCTCCCACGTCGGTTCAGGATCTTTAAGCCACTTCCAACGGTTGACCAGCGGGTAAAGCATGGCAGCACCGACAGCAACGACCAAAGCCATTAAGCCGAAGCGGACAATAAGGTAAGCGAGCATTTCCAACTTTTCCATCAGATTTCTCCTTCTTCGTTAATAACGGTTTTGCGGGGTTCAGCCACAACAGCGTGTAGTTCCCGATGTGCCTTGCTTAGTTTCCCGTCGGCCTTCAGGATGGCAGCGTTAATGGCCTTTAAGACGGTCCCCGTTTCGATACTGCTGGGGGCGTTGTCCCACAAGCATTGACGGACAACACGGAGCCCGTCGATCGTGGCCTGCTGGCGCATCATCTCTGCTGATAGTTCTCTAACGTTAATCACGTTACTGGTCCTTTCGTTATTGGGATTGATACCGATAGGCATCGTGGACCCCACCGACCTAGCCGATGGAGTCCCCGCTGCTGACCGATTAAAAGCCGCAGGCGGCCATAAAGCGTTGACGGTCGAAGCGTCCGTTCTCGCGTTGCATAGCGTCGGCCACAGCGTTAACGGACTCAACGAAAGCATCGAAAGCGTTGTCAGTACGTCCAAGAACAATTTGTTCATGGATACGGTTAAAGGTTGCAGCAAGGGCGGTGTAATCTTTGCGGGTCATTGTTTTGTCCTTTGTTTGTAGGGATTCGGTGCCGTTTGCACCACAAGAGCCGAGCGTACCATCTCGGCCCTAGTGCTGTCAACGACCACTAGACAAGCGGGGCTAGACATTAAGGGACAGGCGGGGAGAGGCCGTAGCCTCCCCCCTCCCGATCCCGTTCCTACTTGGGCTCCACGTCGAACCCAAGGCGGGCCAATTCGCCCAAGATCCAACCGTCAGGATCTTTAGCGATACGGTCGTCATTAGAATGCTCCGATCGCACCACCACGTCAGCCGCTACGTCGTCCACAAGGTGCAACGCTACGCCCGTACAATCGCCGCCCGTCTGCACACCGACCAGAGCGTGCTTGGCCATGACCGACACCGTTAAGCGGCGAAGGTACGAAGGGGAACCCAGCGCAAACATTAAGCGGTTAACGTCCACGGTTTCGTGGGCGTTCTTAATGTTCACCAATACGGAACCGTTGCGGCGGTTCTTATTGACGCTGATCTCTGTCCAAATTTCGGCATTAACGCCGAGAACATTAAGAGCATCAACTAGGGCGAGAATGGCGGCGCCACGTTCCTGCATTGCTTCCGCCTTAACGTGGCAATTCCCGACGGCGTTGTAGTGGATGCGCACCACCTTGCCGCTATTGCGGGACGGTTCTGGGATCGGCATAATCATGCACTCAGGCTGGCCAGCCATAAAGGCGGACATATCAACGGCCATGCCGCAAACGTCATGCGACATATTGAAGACGGGAGCCGTACGGTCAGCGATACGGTCCCGAATTCGGGCCATGATCGAATCGACGGCGGGACGAATAGCGGTCCAACCGTTAAAGGCTAAAGACATAGCCTCGGCATAGTCGGCGGTGCCGCTCCAATCGGCGCCGCCGTAGGTCGCCGTTGAACCGTGAGGCTCCTTAATGTCTCCCAACATATCGTCAAAAGACGAGTATTCGATAACCGTAGTGTTGCTTGTGTTCTTGTAGGTCTTCATTGTCTTGGTCCTTTCGTTAGTTGTAATTAATCAGGCCGACACGGGGCGGACGCCATCGAGAATCTGGCGACGCTGATCGTCCGACGTTCCCGCTGGGATAAGGCACGCCTCCAACACGTCGGCCCATGTTTCACCCATTGCCAGCAATTGAGCCGCCAAACGACCCTCGCGGGAGGTGCAGAACATACGAAATCCGCACCGTTCAATGTTGGCCCGAATGGTCACCATCGCGGCGACTACGCCGTCCACGATGGCGGAAGGAGCCCCAGACGATGCAATAACGGCATGATCGACACGCTCCGAATAATTCCAGTAAATTCGGGCGAATCGGGTCTGTGTCGATGCATCAATGGCGAACCGCCCAGCGAATGCCGCCGTAGGTCCTGTCCCAAAGGTGTTCGCCGTAGCGATCACCTTGAATTCGGGGTGCTTCTTTACGGTTGTGTCTGGGAACGTAAGGACCGACGATTCTAGAGCCGTATTGACGATCCCGACCGTGATGGCGCTGGGAGCGTTGTCCGCTTCGTCAATAACGAATAGTCCGCCGTTCTCGTAAGCGTCACGGAACGGGGTGCCGACATAGACACCGTTCGCGTTCATGAATCCCTTTAAGGACGATGGCATTACGTCGGGACTACACGCCAGCATTCCTACGAATCGAATTCCCAGAGCCTCCGCCGCCATCTCCGCCGCATGGCTCTTACCCGTTGAAGGTGGACCCGACAGAAGAGCCGCCCCACCTTTCGCCGTCAGAACCGACAGAAGAAACCCAAAACGCTCATGGGTCACTTGCTCGGTTTCGTACGGTTCGGGACGGTTCGGGACGTTAATCACGGTGCCGCCGTGACCCTTCGGGAGAGCCGCTAGAGCCTCATCAATAAGAACCTTCACGCGGTCCTCATCAACGGACGCCGCCGCCGTGACCCTGACGAATTCCGCCAGAGCATCAATAACGCCGCCGCCGCCGTTATTCGTCGGGACAGGCTCAGGAGCCGCCGTAGGAGCCGCCGTAGCGTCCTCTGTGGCCGATTCTGGGGCGGGAACGGGGATAGGTGCCGATTCTCCGCCGTGAGCCGCTACAAGGTGCGAACGGAGAAGATCCGCCGACAAGTGAAGAGGATTCCCAGCGGGAACGGAATCTTTGCCCAACAGAACCTTTGTCATTGCCCAGACCTTTACTAGTTCAGGTCGAGGAATGTCGGCCCACTTGGTAAAGGTCGTAAAGGTGTGATTCAGGCTATGAAAGGTGACACCGTTTGTGTCGATGCTATGAATGTCTCGTGCCTTAGTTGCCATTGTCTTATGTCCTTTCGGGACGGTATGAGATGGCAGGGGAACGGTTCCCCCGCCGACCACCACTATAGCCGAATTCGGGACCATTAACGGAACGCCAAGCGCCCCTTGCCATCCGAGCCGACCTAGTACGGTTCCCAAGGCTAGGGCCTGTCCCCCCCCTCGCCGTTCTGGGGCAGGGCCAGCACCGAGAAAGTGCAAACAATAAATAGGGAGTAATCGCACCGCACGGCGACCCCCTATGACAGAGGAGGGGGGGATGGGGGGGTGGGGGGCGTGTGTATATATATATATTACTTGGTAGCCTATGCGTGACATATTTGAGACTGCCTGTCCCGTTTGGGGGCGTCTGAGGGTTTGTGCTGGTCACAGGTTTGTGGTTGATATACTGTGACGGATGGCACACACGCTATTGGGCATAAAAACACCCGACCAGATCTTGTCTAGTCGGGTGCTTAAGTACTTACTGTCTGTTCTGTATTCGTTCGCAACCACCACCTAAAGGTGGTTGCTCACTCATCTATATATTAGGTGATACTGTCCCACGAAAAACAAAGGTTTTTCGTGTTTTGTGACACAATTCACTCGTGATGTGGCTGAATACTGTATGGCACAGGTTTGTTCAATCACAAGTCCAGCCATTCACCAGACCAGCCCAACCTAGCCCAGCCCATTCGTCTAGCGTCGAATGACGCTGGGCGTCTGCCCTGTGTTGGGACAGTTTTATGTTGTTTGTATGGAAGATGCTTGGAAAGGCAGTAACGGTGGTGGCAAGGGTTGGAATTGGGATAACCAATCTAACTCTTGGATGATGCCTGAGTTGCAGTCAAAGTTTTTGGATTGGTTGTTGTCTGATCCTAGGGACCCGTCGAATCGTACTTTGTGGGCTGAGGAGAATAAGGTTCATCCTGATACTCCGAAGCGTTGGAAGCGTGATAAACGTTTTCAGGAGGAGTGGGAGCGTCGGGCTAGGGAGAAGAACATTTCGGTTGATCGTGTTCAGTCGGTTGTTGATGCTTTGCATCAGGCTGCGATTAATGGGGATGTTAAGGCTGCGAATTTGTATTTGCAGTATATTGATCGGTTTACGCCGAAGCGTATTATTCGTTCTGAGGATACTGAAACGAAGTCGCTTACGGATGAGGATTTGCTTGCAGAGTTGCGTCAGTTAACGGAGGAATATAATGGCTAAGAAGATGGCTGCTAAGAAGATGGTTTGGGAGAAGCCCGCACCTAAGGGTGCGTCGAAGAAGTTGTCTCCCACAGCGAAGGCTGCTGCTAAGAAGTCTGCTGTTAAGGCTGGTCGTCCTTATCCTAATTTGGTGGACAATATGAACGCAGCCAAGAAGAAGAAGAAGTAATGGCTAGTGCAGCGTGGCAGCGTAAGGAAGGTCAGAATCCTAAGGGTGGTTTGAACGCTAAGGGTCGTGCGTCTTATAAGGCGCAGACTGGCGGAACCCTTAGGGCTCCTGTGAAGTCTGGTGATAATCCACGGCGAGCCAGTTTCCTGGCTCGTATGGGTAATATGCCTGGGCCTGAGCGTAAGCCTAATGGTGAACCCACCAGACTTTTGTTGTCGCTGTATGCTTGGGGAGCCCGTTCTAAGGCTGATGCACGGGCTAAGGCTGCTGCTATGTCAAAGCGTTTGAAGGCTAAGAAGTCTTAGTCGGGACAGTTTTATATTGTTTATATAGCCTCATGGTGGATGGGGCCTGACCTTAGGATCTAAATTATGCCTGCTTATATGCCCAAAGATAAAGGACGATCCAGGAAGTCGTTGTCAACAGATAAAGCCTTGGACCGCATTGCTACTTCGGCTTACGGTGATAAGAATCTGACAAATCGTGAGGCTATTGGGCAAGCAGTTGGCATTAGGGCTCTTAAATCTAATATTTCACGAGAAAAACGAGCAATGTTGCGCAGTATGTCAAAAGAGTACAAGGGAACAACTACAACACCATCGCTTAAAGGAAAGTAATTTCTGTCTGAGCAAACATGGTGGCTTGTGCTGCTAGTTTTTGAAGCGATTGGTCTTTGGGGCCAATACATTGTAGGAACGAACCGATGGTGGGGATGGGGTGTAGTCATGCTACATTCTATCCCCTGGTTTGTTTTTTCTTTAATGTCAAATAATTGGGGTGCAGCGTTAATGCCACCGTTGTGGTGGAGCGTTAATGGCTGGAATCTTATGAAATGGAAACGCAATGGCTAATCGTTCACGTCTACTTGAGTTGAAACAGGAACTTGAGTGGCGTAGATGTGTTAAAGACGAAGCCTATTTTCTGGAAAACTATTGGAACATCCAGAACCCTAAGGACGGTCGTGTCCTGTTTAAGTTGCGTGAAGCGCAACGTGAAGCCTTAAAGGAATGGGGTCGGGAACGATACTCATTAACCCTTAAGGCTCGCCAGATTGGTTGGACTACTTTGGTGGCTGGCCATCAGTTTTGGTTGGCATGGTTTAAATCAGATCAAAACATTATTGATATTTCTCGTACTGAACGTGAAGCCGTATTGTTGTTGAAGAAAACAAAGTACGGTTACCGCAACCTTCCGAAATGGATGTTGGAACGTGGGCCACAGTCGCAAGTTGAGCATCAGCAAAAAATGGTTTTTGACAATGGTAGTCAAATTGTCTCTATGCCTAGTGCGTCCGATCCTGCCCGTGGTGAATCGGCAACGTTGATTGTTGTGGATGAATGGGCGTTCTTGCCTAATCCTGAAGAAGCGTGGGCTTCTATTGAGCCTGTTGCGGACGTTGGTGGCCGAATCATTGGCCTCAGTACTGCAAACGGTAGCGGTAACTTCTTTCACCAAATGTGGGTTGGAGCGGAAACCCGCACAAACCAGTTCTCACCAATGTTTTATCCTTGGTCTGCTAATGAAGAACGAGATCAAGAATGGTATAAGAACAAAAAGCGGTCAATGACCAGTTGGCAGTTGGCTCAGGAATACCCTAGCAATGCCGAGGAAGCGTTTATTAAGTCTGGTCGTACCGTTTTCGACGTTGACGATCTTGTGACAAAGGTCATACCAGAAGAACCTAGTGTTGGAACGCTGGTGCAACGAGGATCGTTGCGTAACTTTGAATGGCTTGCCAACCACAGCAACGATGCTTTGGACCCTGTGCTGGTTTGGGAGTTCCCTCAGCCACACAAAGCGTACGTTATTGGTGCTGACGTTGCTGAAGGTTTAGATTGGGGCGACTACTCCGCTGCCCACGTTATTGAGGTCGAATCAGGGGACGTTGTGGCCGAATGGCACGGCCATATTCCCGCCGATCTATTTGGTGAAGAAATCTTTAAACTGGCAACATGGTATAACACCGCCTTGGTTGGAATTGAATCCAACAACCACGGTTTAACAACGATTACCAGTCTTCGTAGGGCAGGTTATAAACGAATTTTCCGTCGCAGACGGGTAAATTCGACTCAAGGCAACACCCCAATGACCGAATACGGTTGGCATACCAACAAATCAACTAAGCCTTTGATGATTGATGAACTGGCTAGGGCTATCCGTGAGCGTGATATTACGTTGTTGTGCGCTGGAACCTTAGGTGAGTTGCGGACTTACGTCCGTGACGAACGTGGGGCTATGGGTGGCTCTCCACATGACGACCGTGTTATGTCTTTGGCTATTGCCAATCAAATGCTTGGTTACGCTTGGGCTCCTGAGTACAAGGAGAAGGTTGATAACTATATGACCGTTGATTGGTGGGCTAATTTGAAGCCTGAGGAAGACAGTAATGAAAGCAAATGGAATATTGGGGCTAGTTCCACTAGACGCTGACGGGACACTTTTGGCTACTTCTTAGGACTGTCCTATTATTTTGGAGTTAAAATGAAATCTCGTGCATACAATTCTGTTGGTGCTGGTGAAACACCAAAGTGCTATCACGGCAAGGCCCCATCGTTTATGATGAACGACGTTCAAGACGGTGGCGGCGAAGGTTTCGGCAACGTGAAGGTCACGACTGATCTTCCGAAGTCCGCTTCTCCTGGTTCTGCTCAAGGCATCCGTACGGGCTCTGGTGATATCCCCAAGGCTGCACGACCTGGTGGCTCACAGGAAATCTAAGTGACAGATCACTCCTACAAGGAGTGCATCACCCAACCGCATCCCTGTTTCGCCTGTAAAATGAAGTATTGGCGTGAGGACGGTATTCCTGGGCTTGCGCTCCCTGACCATGACCATTGGAATGGTCCTACTTTGCGTGAACGTATTGACAGTACGCTTGCTTCGGCACGCGCAAACGGCTACGAACCTGAACGTTGTTAAGGCACATTTCTAATGGCTAAAAAAATATCTAAATCCGAATCTTTAAAGCGATACCGTAATCGTCTTGACCACGCTAAGCGTTGGCGCGAAGAAACTGGTTTGGATAAGACTTGGGAACGTATGCTTGACCTGTATAAAGGCAAGCATTTCCCTAAGGGAATTGGCGAAGAAGATCGCATTGCGATCAATATTGCGTTTTCAACAATTAACGTAATTTTCCCGTCCATTACTGTCAATCATCCAAAGATTGAGGTTATGGCTAATCGTCCTGCGGACGAGGATCGTGCTGTAATTACTGAATCTGTCATTAATTACTGGTGGAGACACTACAATTTCCGCACTCCTTTTCGTCGTGCCGCAAAAGACTTTCTAACTGTCGGCCACGGTTGGATTAAAGTTGGTTATAAATTTGCTGAAGGGGAAGAAGAACTTTCCGAAGGCGAAAAACGTGGTCAGTTTGAGGAAATGGTTGCTCAGGCTGATGAATATGCAATGGAAAATCCTGAAATGGCCAATGAAGTGCCTACGGATGAGGAAATTGCAGCGAATGTTCCTGAATCAAAGATGGTTATCCTTGAGGATCAACCGTATTTGGAACGTGTTTCTCCGTTTGATATGTTCGTTGACCCTGAAGCAACGTCTTTGGAAGACGCTAAATGGATTGCTCAACGCATTATCCGTCCTATTGAGGAAGTTAAGGAAGACAGCCGTTACAACGGTCGGGTCCGTCGTGATCTGAAGGCTGATGCTGTCCTTTCGTCTGATTGGTTGACTCAAGATCAAAAACGTAAGGTCGATAGCGACATTCAACGTGTTACGGTCTGGGAATTCTACGATCTTCAACGTGAAACCATTTCTGTTTTTGCTGAAGGTGGAGATGATTTCCTAATTGACCCTCAGGAAATGCCATACGAGTTTGGCCATCCTTACGAGTTTATTGCAAACTACGAAATCCCCGATGAGTTTTACCCCATCGGTGATCTTGAAATGATTGAGGCTCCCCAACAGGAACTTAACAAGACTCGTTCACAAATGATGAACCATCGTAAGAAGTACGGTCGCAAATATCTGTACCGTGCTTCTGCGCTTGGACCTGAAGGCCGTCAAGGGCTTGAATCTAACGAAGATAACGTTGCTATTGAGGTTGTTGATGACAATCAGCCTCTTGGTGATGTTATTTTGCCTGTTCCGATTACTCCCATGTCTGGTGATCTTTATCAGTACAGCCAAATCATTGAGGCTGATATGGATAAGGTTTCGGGTGTGAATGAATACGCTCGTGGCGCAACCCCTGAGGTGCGCCGTACTGCTACTGAAGCAGCGATGATTCAGGATGCCAGTAACGCTAGGTCTGCGGATAAGTTGGCTTTGATCGAACTTGCTATTGGCAATATTGCTCGCAAGATCGTTCAGTTGGCTCAGCAGTATATGACTGGTGAGCAGGCTGCACGCATTGTTGGTGCTGAGGGTCAACAGTTTTGGTTTGATTTTACACCTGATGACATTGAGGGTGAGTTTGATTTCCAAGTTGAGGGCGGTTCTACTCAGCCACAGAATGATACTTTCCGTCGTCAGCAGGCTGTTGCAATGATGAATAGTTTGGCTCCGCTTATTGGGTCTGTTATTGATCCTCAGCAGATTGCTAAGCATGTGCTTCAGTTTGGTTTTGGTATTAAATCTCCAGGCAAATTTATGATGCCTCCGCCTCCGCCAATGGCTATGGGACCTGACGGTCAACCTATGCCACAGGACCCTAATGCTATGCCTATGGGTCCTGATGCTGGTATGGGTCCACCTAAGGGTGAACCTGGCATGAATGGTGAGCAAATGAATCCTATGGATTTGTTGGCTGCTCAAAATGCTGGCGGTATGGAACAAGCGGGTATGCAACCTGCTCCGCAAACCAATATGTCACAAACTGGTCAGGGCGGTTTGCCTCCTGAATTGCTTGCTCAGTTGCAAAACCAAATGGGCTTGCAACTTTAATTCGGGACACTTTTAATATCTCTAATAGGGAATAACCCATGATCGTCATGGGACTCCAAGGAAAAAATGAGTGATATTGATACCACCGATGCTTCGGTGGCTGAAGGTTCGTTTGACTCAACTGAAGGATTCGATTCGGCAGATTATTCTGACGGAGAGAACAACCCGATCAGCGGAGATTCATACGAATCTAGTGATTTTGTTTCGGAATCTGATTCACCTGAAGACTATCTTTTTGAAGTCGAAGGTTCTCAGATCACCCTAGATGAAGCACGAAACGGTTATCTTCGACAGTCTGATTACACAAAGAAGACTCAAGAACTAGCCGATATGCGGCAACGCCTCGCTGATGCTGAAGCCATAACGGAAGCATTGCGTTCTGATCCTGCCAACACACTTAAGGCTCTTGGAGAGGCTTTTGGGGTAGGAATGGATGTTCAGGAAACAGATTCTTTTATGGATCTTGATCCTGATGAACAGCGCATTGTTATTCTTGAGCAGAAGATTGCAGCGCAGGAACAAGCCGCAACCCAGGCCGCTATCGAAGCGGAACTGAACTCTATGCGTAGTCAGTATGGAGATTTCGATGAATCAACTTTGTTTGCTCACGCAATTAAGGGTGGTTTCCCTAATCTTCGTTCTGCTTATGCCGACATGAACTTTAGTTCTTTGCAGGCTCGTCTTGCAGAGGTTGAAGCGAAGAAGGCAGAAGAACAGAAGCGAGTTAATGCCAAACGGCAGGCTTCTAAGACTGTGCATAATGGTGCTGGTCGTAATGGATCTGTTGGTCCTGCTGGCAACGAGGGGTTTGGTTCTTTGCGGGAAGCGTATCTGGCAGCCAAGAAGTCATTGGGTGCATAAGCACCTCTAATTCCAAGGATAAGAAATGCCTAACCCTAATTACGATACAATCCTTTCAACCACTCTGGCGAACCACATGCCTAAGTTGGTTGATAACGTGTTTTCGGCACGTCCGTTTGTTTACTTTCTGAAGCAGGCTGGTCAGGTCCGTACCATCTCTGGTGGTTCTAAGATCGTCCTCCCGCTTCTTTACGGACAGAACGGTACTGCTGCGTCATACTCGGCGTATGACACGATCAACATTACTCCGCAGACTGGTATCACCTCTGCTGAGTTCAACTGGAAGCAGTACGCTGCGTCGATCACCATTTCTGGTATCGAAGAAGCACAGAACAACTCAGAAGAGCAGATCATTGATCTTCTTGAGGCGAAGACCTTCCAAGCGGAAGAAACCATTACCGAAAAGTTTGACCAGATGTTTATTTCGTCGGGTCTTACCTCTAACGCTACTGGCAACTCTGGCAAGGATTGGCTTGGCCTTGAAGCCCTTGTGAAAGACAGCACGTCAACCAACATTGGTGGCATCAATCAGGCTACTGATACTTGGTGGGCTCCTGGCCACAAGAACACGTCTGCTGGTGCGCTTACGCTCGCCCAGATGCGTACGGCTTACAACACGGTTTCTGCTGGCAACGATCAGCCGAACGTGATTCTCACGACCCGTGCTTTGTTTGAGAAGTATGAAGACCTTCTTCAGCCACAAGAGCGTTTCATGGACGCTAAGACCGCTGATGGTGGTTTCCAGAACCTTCTGTTCAAGGGTGCGCCTATTGTTTATGACAACTATGTCACGGCTGGCGATATGTACTTCCTTAACACCAAGTACATCCGTCTTGTCGGTCACTCGGATAACTGGTTTAAGCCAACTCCGTTTGTTCGTCCGAACAACCAAGATGCACGTTACGCACAAATCCTGTGCTACGGCGAACTGACGATTAGCAACCGCGCTCGTCAGGGTGTTCTCACCGCCAAGACTGCCTGATAATAATCTTTATCAAGCATTTGTAACGGGGCGGGGGTTTCGGCCCCCGCCCCGTTCCTATTTTAAGGGGTTTCTTTGAGGCAGATTGCAATTAGTTACGGAGCGAATGCTGTTCCAGCGTCGGGTGGTGTTACGGATTCTTCTAGGATTCAACATCACAATGCTGCTGTTCCTGCGATTGGTTCTGGTTTTTCTTTGCCTACTGAAACTGTTGTTGATACCCATATTGGGTGTTCTGGCATGACTAAGGTTGGTGAACCTTGCAAGGCTCGTCCTGCACGGGGTACTGAATGGTGTGTCGGTCATCTTCGTTCTCGTGGTGAAATCTAATGGCTTATACTTTGGATCAGTTACGTCGCTATGTGCGACAGCACCTTGATTTGGACGAATCTGAAGTCCCGAATGATCTTTTGGATGTTTGGGCTAGGGACGCTACGATTAAGATTGCTCGGACTCGTAAGCGTTGGCCGTTCTTTGAAACGTCTTGGACGTTAACTACTGTTAACGATCAAGAGGATTATCCGTTGTCTAGTTTGTCCCCTTATGTGGATGAGATTACGTCGATTGTTCGCAATGATGCCCGTTTGCGTTATTTGGGTCGTGATGAGGCTGAAGCGGCATATTTGCCGTATCAGACGAATAATGGTTCTGTTGAGTTCTTTAACGTTTGGGGCGACAACCTGAGGTTGTATCCGACTCCTGCTGCTGGTGAAGTTCTTTATCTTCGTGGTTATCGTAAGGTTAACGATTGGGTTGCTGATGGTGCTGGTGCTGTACCTGATTTCCCTGAGGATTTCCATGATGCTGTGCGTTTGTATCTTTTGGGTATGGCGTATTTGCAGCAGGAAGATCCTGAGATGGCGGGTCAGTTCATTAATGCGTTTAATGCTGAGATGGATTTGTTGAAGAAGCAGTATGGCGATGCTCCTGGTCCGTATCCTCTTGTTCTTGGTGGTGGCCCACGGGTTCGCCAGCAGGACCGTTTGAATTACCCGTTTGACTGATGCGTACTACTCCTAGACGTACTCAACTTTATACGCTGCGTGATTTTACTGGCGGTTTAAATCTTGTTTCTGATACTTTCAGGTTGGCTGAGAATGAGTCTCCTGATTTGTTGAATGTTGACATTGATCGTCGTGGTGGTTTTCAGGTTCGACGGGGTGTTACCCCGTTCTCTGCATCGACCACAGGTGGAACTCCTGATACTATTTGGTCGTATAACGATTCTGGAACTGTTTATACAATGTTTCAGGTTGGTACGACTATTAAGGCTGGGACTGGTTCCACTTGGTCTACTGTTGGTTCCAGTTTGGGTTCCGCTACGCAGGAAGTTTGTCCTGTCACGTTTAATAATTTTAATTATTGGGTTCGTGGTAATGCTGATGTTGCAAAGTGGGATGGTGCTACTGCGTCAACGTTGACTACTGCGTTTAATGATACGACTACTCCGACTTCTGGGAATATGCCCAGGGCGGATCATGCTGCTGTCCATGCGGGTTATATGTGGGTGGCTAGTACATGGGAGTCGGGTACGAATTATCCTAACCGTGTGCGTTTTTCTTGGGCTAATACGTTTGATAATTCTGGTGAGAATTGGCGTACGCAAGATTACATTGACATTGATGATGGTAAGGATTCTGATTACATTACGGCTATTGTTCCGTTTGGCGATCAACTAATTGTTTTTAAACGTGACTCTGTTTATGCGGTGTACGGTTACTCTGCTGAGTCGTTTTCGGTTGTAAACATTTCTAATACGGTTGGTGCTGTTTCTCATTCGGGTGCTTTGGCTACTCCTGCTGGTTTGTTTTTCTTTGACCATCAAACTGGTTTAAATGTTTATAACGGCAGTAGCGTTAATTGGGTGTTTGAACAGATTTGGCCTGCAATGCGTGATGGGTCTATCCCGACTGCGTTGATTGATAATGTTGAGTTGGGTTGGATTGAGAATCGTTTGTGGGTTAGCGTTCCTTGGGACGAGTACCCTGCGGTTCCTCGTGGTGTAACTTTTGTTTTGGATACAAGATTAAAGTCGGGTGCTTCTTGGACGAAATATTCGTTGCAGGCTGGCCCTTATGCCCGTGGTCATCGCAATGACGATTATTTAGGTTATTTGCATGGCACTAATCTGATTTATCGTCTTGATGTTCACGATCAGTTTTACGACAACATGGGTGGAGCAACGGGCATTGTCCCAATTAACTCTTACTATCGAACACGTTGGGTTGACTTGGGTGAACCTGCTGTTAAGAAACGTTGGCGACGAACTGAAGTGGTTATGCAAGTTGAACAGGCTTATGATTTGCCTGTTGTTTCATATGCAAACTATGACCCTAGTATTCCTATTAAAAACTTTCTGTTTCGTTCTGAAGCAAGTGGTAGTTCTGTTAATGCTGATGTTTGGGATGATCCTTCATCGGAATGGGGAAATAACGACGGAACTGGTTCTTTGTGGGCTAGAGCGGGCAATTATGCGTATGTTGACCGTGGAGCAAACCTTGGCGTTTCCCGTGCGGTTTGTCTAAAGGTCGGTGGAGAAGTTTTATCTATCCCCGATCCTGTAAATCCTCAGGCCCCTGTTTTTTGGGGTGTTGATGCTTTGATCTTTAAGTTTGTACCTAGGAGAGTACGATGACTGTTGTTGCTAAAACTTATACTTTTATTCCTGGGACTCCGATTGAGTCTTCTCAGGCAAACCAAAACTTTGACGACATTGTTAATTACATTAACAATGAAGTTATTGTTCGTGACGCTAGTAAAGCGTTTACGGCAATTCCGAGCGGTCCTGGTACTGACCCTAGTAGTCCTAATCAGTTTGCTAGAAAACAGTATGTTGATAACGCAGACAATTTGCGTGTAAAGATTGATGGCACAACAGCGTTTACTGGTATCCCATCTGGTCCTGCAACTAATCCAACTACTGCTAATCAATTTACTCGGAAGCAGTATGTGGATGATTCTGCGGTTACACCGCTGACGTTCCGCCCAAGAATGGCTAATCAGGGTCAGATCATTAAGGCCCGCGATGCAGTTGTAACAACGAACTCTGTCGGTGAGGCAACTGTTGCTTTTGTTGACGGTTCATTCCCAACTGAATGCACTACTGTTGTTGTATCCAGCGGTGACGCTACTGTTCCTACACAGTTTATGTCGATCTTTGGTAGAAATGCCAATGGTTTTCAAGTCCGCTGTTTTACTGTAGATGTTGTTAACCCATTTGGTTTGGGTTGGACCGTTAATCGTGCTGTTAGCCAAACAGTCCGTGTCAGTTATATTGCAATCGGTTTTTAATGGCTGAGTGGAAGAACCCTATTCCTGGGGTAGAACCGTTTAACGCAAACATTATGCGTGTCATTCTTGCCTCTGTTGAGGAATGGTCTGGCACGGCTGGTGGTAGCGGCATTACAACAACTTTGTTGTATGGCACGTCGAACCCTACGGGTGCGACGGGTGCTAACGGAGATTTCTACATTAATTCTTCCACATGGACAATATTTGGTCCAAAGACAGCAGGTGTTTGGCCTGCTGGGGTTGACATGATTGGTGCTACGGGTCCTGCTGGACCTACTGGCGCTACGGGATCTACTGGTCCTATGGGTGGAACTTACAATGTGGATGGTGGATCTCCTTGGTCTATTTATGGTGGCATTTTGCCCCTTGATGCTGGTGGTGTGATTTAATGGCAACTCAAATCCAATTTCGACGTGGCACAGCCGCAAACTGGACTAGCGTCAACCCGATTCTCGCTATTGGTGAGATGGGTTTGGAAACAGATACGGGCAAGTTTAAAGTAGGTACTGGCGTTGCCACATGGACAGCCCTGCCGTACTCGTCTGGTCCTATTGGTCCAACTGGTGCTACTGGACCTGTTGGAGCGACTGGTGCGACAGGTATTGCTGGTCCCACAGGCCCCGTAGGGGCCACAGGAGCCATTGGAGCGACTGGTCCTCAGGGTTTGCAGGGTATTACGGGTGCAATCGGTCCTACGGGACCTCAGGGGGCTGTGGGAGCAACTGGTGCTATCGGACCCATTGGTTCTACTGGCGCAATGGGTCCTACTGGTGCAGTCGGTCCCATTGGCGCAACAGGTGATGTCGGTCCTACGGGTCCAATCGGGTCTACGGGCGATATGGGTCCAACTGGTCCCCAAGGTCCAATCGGTCTTACGGGAAACGTAGGTGCTACAGGAGCAATGGGGCCAACAGGCCCACAGGGGTTAGTTGGCGCTACGGGAGCCACGGGTAATACGGGTGATGTTGGTCCTACAGGTCCACAGGGTATTCAAGGAGTCACAGGTAACACGGGCGCTGGTGGCGCACTTGGTTACTGGGGTTCTTTTTATGATATGACCGACCAGTCTTTAGCGTCTACCTCGGCTGCTCAAGTTATTGCAATTGGTTCAACTGCTGATGGTAATGGTGTCACTGTTGAGAATGGTGACGAAATTACTTTTGCTTATGCTGGCGTTTACAGTCTAACTTTTTCTATACAGATCACTAACTTGGCAAACTCTGTTGAGAAAGCAATCTTTTGGTTGAAGTTAAACGGAACTGATTATCCTGATTCTGCTACAGAGTTAGATTTGCAGGCTAGGAAAAGTTCTTCTGATCCAAACCGTCAAGTTTTAACCATTAACTATGTTGCTGAAGCCGCTGCTAACGATTTTGTTCAAGTTTTTTGGAGCGGTACTAGCACAGATTTAAAGGTTGAGTCTCTTCCTGCTGGGACATCTCCAGTTTCTCCTGCTGTTCCGTCAATTATTTTGACGGCAACTCAGGTTATGTATACGCAACTTGGGCCAACTGGGGCTACTGGTCCTGCGGGCAACGATGGCGCTCCTGGGATTCCAGGAGTTGCAGGCACTAATGGCGTTGACGGTGCTACAGGTCCAGCGGGACCAGCGGGACCAACGGGACCAACGGGACCGCAAGGTATCCAAGGTATTCAGGGTATTCAGGGTGTTGCTGGCCCAATTGGGCCGCAAGGCGTTAGTACTGGATACAAAAACTTTATTATGAATGGCGATTTCAGAGTAAATCAGCGTTTAGCAGGTTTTCTAAGTGTTCGTTTTCAAAACCTTCAGTACGGTTCAGACCGTTGGCAGTTGGAAGGAAATGGATGGAACTCAAGTTTTACTTCAGGTATGTCAACCCAAAATTTTGGGATGGCAGCAAACTTTGGTGGATACACACCCAAATTTTATGTATCTTTATATACTGATTCTGGTCAATCAACTTCTACAAACTATCTTGGATTGTACCAGTCCATTGAAGATGTGCGATCTTTGGCTGGTGCGCCTGTAACAGTTTCATTTTGGGCTAGATCGGGCAGCGGTACACCAAAAATTGGTATTGAGTTCCAACAAAACTTTGGTACTGGAGGTTCACCTTCGGCAATTGTTCTACCAGATTTTGGTTCTGTCACAGTCGACACGACATGGACTCGTTACTCAGTCACAGGGACCTTGCCAGATTTGGCTGGTAAAAGCCTTGGTACAAACCAAGACAGCCGTTTACGATTGGGAATTTATAGTTCTCTCGGTTCCGCATATGCGGGCCGTGCAGGTTCAATTGGTTTGCAGCCAAATATCCGAATAGATATTTGGGGTATTCAAGTTGAACGTGGGTCTGTTGCTACTCCGTTTGAAGAACGAACTTACGCAACTGAGTTGGCTATGTGTCAACGCTATTATCAGTATTTTCCGTATTTCAAAATGAATGGGATTACCTCTGGTGCTGGCGTTCCTCAACGCATGGGAGCGGCATTGCCTGTTCCATTAAGACCAACTACTAATCAACTTACAAATCCAGTAACACCCTCCCTTTCGGGAAATATTGCTGTTTTTGATGGGTCAAATGTGGCTACAATTACATCAATCTTAAATAATTATTCAACTAATTATAACATTGAATGCGATTTCAATGTCAACACAGCATTAGCAGCGTTTCGTCCATCTGTGACTTATAATAATGGAACTTCATGGGCAATTGCAGTTTTGGCTGAATGGTAAGAACGGGACATTAAAGGCTATTATAGATGAGCAATGTGACAAATTACCTTCAACCAGCCGAAATTGCGGCATATGAACTACGTCAACAGCAGGCTGGTACTGCTGCCCAACGTGGATTATTTAAGTTAGCCAACCGTAAATCTGAAACTGTTCAGGATTTTGGTTTGGCTCAAGATCGGGCCAATAAGAATTGGGCTAGGACTTATCGCCAATTCCCTGCCAGTTTTGCCCGACGCAATGTGTTGCGGTCGGGCATTTACCAAGGCGCACGCCAACAGTCTAATCTTGATTTTCAGCAGGCTTTAGGTGATTTGCAACGTCAGTATGAACGCAATATGGGTTCATACAATGAGCAGGGCGGAGACATTGAGTTGCAGCGCAATATGGCTTTGGAGTCAATTGCTGCGGAACGCAATGCACGTCAATCACAGTTGGCTACTCAACTACGGGAAGTGATGTAACTATGTTGCCTGACTGGTGGAAAAATAGTGACAAATGGATTAAAGATCGCTGGAACGCTAGCGACGATTGGGTTAAAAAACAGGCTACTAATGCTGCTACAGGGTTTATAAAAAGTGGCCAAAGATATTATAAGGACCAGGGCAAAGAACAAAAGCCTAAGCCAGTTATCGGTACTCAATTAAATTCGCCGTATGTAATGAAAAATGCTGCTCAGTTGGCTAATGAGGCTGCTGGTCGTAAGGCTAATGATCCTGGTGAGTCGGGTCAGTTGCCTATGGGTTTTGAAGACTTTTTAGCATTATTTAATGCTGGTGGTGGTGCTTCTGGTGGCGGTGGCGGTGGCGGTGGCAGTAATGCCGCTTATGTTGCCAAACTTGTAAATGATATTAATTCTAGTTATGATCGCCGTCAACAGGATCTTGGCACTAATCGGATGAGTTCTTTGGCTCAGATTACTGGATTAGCCGATCAGTATAAACAAAATTTGGGTGGAATTAATCAGTCGTATCTTCAAGGTATTGCTGCACAAAATAATGAAATTGCTCGCCGTGCTGCTGAGCAGCAGGCGATGGCGCAGCGTACTGCGCAACAGTTGGCTGGTTCTTTGACTGGCGAAGGTATTAGCGCACAGCCGATTCAAGGTCAGGCTGAAAATATTGTTAATACTTTGGCAACCACAAATCAATTTCAGCGTGATCTTCAGGATCGAATGTCGCAGTTGGCTGCTTCTTCTCAGGCTGGTTCTTTGGCTAGTGGTGAGTTGGTTCGTCAGGGTGCTGCTGGTACTTTGGAAAACAATTATTCTGCAATGCTTAGTGCGTTGCAGAATGCTCGCGCACAGGAAATCATGCAAGCCCAAGCCATGCCTATGGGGGGCAGCGGTGGCGGCGGCGGTGGCCGCTCTAGCGGTGGTGGCGATGTTCTTGACCAGATGACCAAGTATCTTAAAGGCAAACAACTTTTTGATGAGGTTATGGGTGGGGGTACTAATCTTGATATTAATTCTTTAATAGGTGCTGCTGCTCAAAAAGATCCTGGAAGTTTGGTTAACTTGTGGGCAAGTTTAGATCCCGAACAACGCAAACAACTTGGCCTTTAATCTATGGCTAAAAAAGTTACTGTCGATTCAGCAACTTTGGCAAGACTTGGTGCAGTTTCAAGGTCTATGCCAAAAGTTACTGCTGGTGGGTTAAAAAAATCTTTTACTCCTGAACAATTAAATGTTCTTGCTTCTGCTTTTTCTAAAACTGGTGGCAATTTAAATTCTTCAGATTATTTGGCTAATGCGCAAGCAAAACTTGCGCAATCTATTGCCAATATCAATAACTCCAACGCACCTCTTGGCAGTAAACTTTCGGCTACAGGAAAGGCCCCTAACGCTAAATCGGAAAGCAAATCTTTTGTTGACCGTATTGGTCAAGCAGTTAGTTTGCCTTTAACATTAGTTACTGCAACGGCCGCAAGGACAGCAGACCCTAATCGCAACTTTCTTAAAGACGTTCGTAGCGGCATTACTCCTCCTGAAATTTTTGCTACTCAGGATTGGTATAAAAATTTACCTACTGCTGCTAAAATTGGTGTTGGCCTTGGTACTTCTATTGCTCTTGATCCTTTAACATATCTTGCTGGTGCTGGTGTTATCACTAAACTTGGTGGTGCTTCAGGTATCTCTAAGTTGGCTGAAACAGCAGCGATTAGTGCTAGGGCTGCGGGTAGTGTGGATGACGCTGCTCGTTTGTCCACTATCGCTGGTAACCTTGTCCGTAAGGGACAAGGTGGTTTGGGTGCCTTAGATAAGTCTGATATGGCTTGGCTTGGTGGCAAACTTCAGGGGGCAAATCTTATTGATGAGCCTTTACGGGGTGGTTTGTATTGGAACGTTCCTGGTACTGGTCGTATTGCTAGTCGTGTTTCTACTACTTTGGGTGGTCCTGCTCCTGAGTTGAAGCAGGTTTATCTTGGGCGTCCTGATTGGATGCGTAAGATTTCGTCCACAGGGTCTAACACTCTTGGTAGTATTAAAACATCTCGGATTATGTCTGAGATTGGGGAGAGCCCTCGTTGGGCTGGTGGCGAAGGTCGCATTAAGCGAAAGATTTTGAACGCTGATACTCCTGAACAGGCGTTGGCGTTTCGTAATATTCAGGATGCTAAGCGTCTTGCTTCTGGTGGCGAGGCGTCTTATGAACTTAGGCAGGCTAAGGGTCTTGGCGATATTGAACAGCGTGTTCTTAATGGGAATATTGATCCTGTTGATTTGAATAACGCTATGGGTGGCAATGCTGCTGCTGCACAGCGTATTGCTGCTGTTGATCCCACGCTTGTTGATGATGCTAAAGCGTTTGAAGCGTCTTGGAAGCCAACCTCCATAGAGGTTGGAGGTCGTCAGTTGGATGCTGCTGGTGTTGGGGCAGACCAGATGATGCCAATTTATGGTGACGATGTTGCCATGCACCAAGCGTCAAAGTTGACTGATGAGGCTGTTGCGGCTGGCGTTGGTCAAGGTAAAAATTATAGGAATACTGGTAAGGGACGTACTGCTGGTCCTGATTTGCGACGCAACTATGATGTTGGTCGCAAGTTTTTAGATCAAGATTTGCGTCATCCCACACAATATATTACTCGGATTTTAGACGATCAGGGTAATGTTATTGGTGTTGGTGTTGGGCGTGGTAAGGCTGGCCGTGATGCTGCTATCCGTGACGCCCAGTTTGAGGTTCTAACAAATAATCGGAATGTTTCTGAACCTACTGCCCGTTTTAGAGTTGTTGATAAAAAGGGTCGTTCTAAGTATCAGACTGCTCCTGAGAGTAGTGTGCGGTTTCAAACCCTTAAACCTGATCGTGCTGGGCGTAGTGTTCGTGAGCAGGTTAATGCGTTAAACAAAACTACTTTCGGGTATGATCTTTTTGATCTAAATTATATTTCTAATCAGCGTCGTGCTTTGCGTATGTACACGGCTGCTCATGGTGAAGAAGTTGCAGCGGCGTATTTGCGGTCACGTCCGACTGGTAACGCAGAGTTGGATACGATCTTAAAGGATTATCCTAAGAGCCCTGCTAAGGCTAGAAGAAAAATTGAGCAGGCTGCTGATCGTTTGATGAACGCCATTGGGCGTTCTGAGGATGCGTATTTGTCTGGCATTATGGTTCGGGCTGAGGCTCGTGTTGCTATTCGTGAAGCAAATGAACGTCTTGTTGCTGCGATGGATGAGATCCGTGTGGCCGCGGGCAAAGTGCCTAAGGATAGTCCTAAGCAAATTCAGTATCGTGCTGCTTTAACGAAATTGCAGAACGATCATGCGTTGTTAATGTCGAAGGTTGAGTCTTTGGCTGATCGTGTTGCTAAGGGTCAGGTTAAGGCTGCTGATCTTGAGGCGGAGTTGGCGAAGTTGTTGCCGAAGGAACCTGCTCCTGCTGCTCAGGCTGCTGCTGGTGCTACTGGTGCTGTTCCTGCCGCTGCTGCGGCGGCTGACAATGCTGCTGAGGCGGCTGCTGCCGCTCCCGTTCCGTCGGCCACAATGGTTGATGCAGAGTTGAACAAACTTGCTAGTGATGTTTCTGATCTGCAATTTGAGGTTGATGACCTTGCCAATGCTGTGAAGATGGGTCAGGGCGGTAAGGCTGCTGAAAAAGAATTGGCTATTGCTCAAAAGGCTTTGGCTAAGGCTGAAAAGAATTTGGCTGCTTATAAGCCTACCGTACCTGCTGCTGTGCCTGAAGCGGTTCCTGCTGCAATGCCTGAGGCTATTCCTGAAGCAATGCCGATACCAGAACCTCAGGCGATCCCTGAGGTTCCTGGTCAACAGTTCAATCCTGCTGATTTGTTGGCTAACCCTGAGAATATGCAGGGTCTCAGTCGTTTTTCTGAAGACGAGATTCGGACTTCAATCCGTTCTAGGAACGAGTTGGAAGCGTCAATTGCTGCTGGTAAACGTGAAGTTGAGTCGGCTAGGGCTGCTCGTCGGGGTGCTGCTGCTGCCCGTAAAGGTTTGCAAGGTGAGGGTCCTGAGGTAATTAAGGCTCGTCAGGCTGTTGCTGATGCTGCCGAAGAATTCAGGATTGCTGCTGCGGGTCGTAATGCCCAGAAGACCAAGACTGCTGGCAACAAGTTGGATAAGGCTAGGGCTGCGTTAAAGAACGCTGAGTCTGATCGGGCTGCGTTTGTTGCTTCTAAGATTGAAGAGGCTTCTGGCGATACTGCTGCTATCACAAGGATGGAAGCAAAGGTCGCTAAGAATGAGGCTGCGCTTCAGCAGTTGAAGCGTGATAAACCTTTCTTAAATAAAGGTTTTACTGGTACTGAACCTGAAACTGTTATTTACAACAAGCCCAAGGGTGTGACATATCAGTCGGTTATGGCTGATTTGCCTCCTGAGCGTCAGGCTCGGATTGTTGATTTGCAGCAGAATAATCGTTTGGCTGCTGCTGATGTTCCTGAGGTTATTGCCCGTCAGGATGCGTATGAGGCTGCAAGGGACGCTCATAAAACTTTGGGTGACATTGGGGCTTCTCCTGAACAGATGGCTGTTGCAGAGTGGCAGATGCGTGGTGCTTTGCGTGATATGCAGGCTGCGGAGAATAAGGGCTTTTACGAATACATGGATAATTTGCGGGCGCAGGATGCTGCGGCCCGTATGTCTGCTGACCCTAGGTTGGGTTCTGCTGGACGTTCGTGGACTGCTGAACCACCTAAGGGTGGTTATACCCCTGAGTGGGAAACAGCAACTATGCAATATGTTGATGACACTCAGGCTATGCGTGGTGAACTTCAAACTGCTATTAACGATAAGACCGTTAAGATGCGTCGGGCTAGAAATCGTGCGCGCAGTACTGAACTTAAGGGTGGAGAGCCAAAGTCTGATTGGCGTGCTGTAAACGATGAACTTGAAGGTTTGGCTAAGACTGAGAAACTTGTGGCTGACCTTGATGTTCGTGCTGCCAACGCTGCTGAGGCAGCGATGGAGGAACAGGTTGCGTTTGGCCGCATGACTAAGGCTTTGGATGATGCTGAAAAAGAGTCAGCATCATTCGCCAACAACTTTGGAGAGAATCCTAATCTTAATCCAAGGTTCCTTGAGTTTAAGAATCGTTACGAACGGGCTTCGTTGCGTACGGTTCAGGCTGTTCAGTTGTCTGAGGATTCGGCTCAGGTTGCACGTTTCGCTTCGACCACAAGCGGTCTGACTGAAGAGCAAGTTATCCGTCTTGTCGGTTCGATTGATAGCCAGAGTACTGACGATGTGATTAAGCAGGTTACTCGCGAGTTGGGCATGGAGCCTGCTCAGAAAAAGGCTATGGCCGATATGGCTAAAGCGACTGACAATGATCCTGCTGCTATGACTGCTGCTGCCGCAAATGCTGATAATCCTGCTGCGATGAAGACTATGACTAAGGCTTCTCAAACGAAGCAGGCCGCTGCTAAGGCTATGGGCGGGGAGCCTGGAACTGCGGCTACTGGCACTAAGGCCAAGCGTATGTCGGCTAAGACTCAGCAGAAGATTAATGATTTGCGTGCTGAGATCACTAAGGTTGGTAAGGCCAATAAGCGTTTGACTACACAGCAGGCTGATAAGTTGGCTCAGTTGGATGAGATTGATTCCAACATTAAGGGTTTCTCTCAGAAACTTAGCAAGATTGAGAAGCAGAAGCAGGCGTTGTTTGATAACAACATGAACCGTAAGGTTAGCGAGTTTAATGATGCTGCTCGTATGCGTCTTGATGAGTTGAATCGTGGTCAGCGGGCTATTGAGATTGCGATGGTCGCTGAGGAACGGGCGTTGACCCGTTTGGGTAAAGCGTCAGATGATTACGAGTATGCGGTTTGGTTGCGTGGACCTAAGGCTGATGAGGCTGCTCGTTACATTGTCCGTAAGGGTTTTGCTGAGATTTCACGTTCTTCACAGTCGCCTATGGATATTGCTGATGCTATGGCGTTGGTGACTCGTGTGACTGCTCCTAACGAGTTGCCAAGTTTCTTAAAGTATTTTGATCGGGCCACACGTTTGTTTAAGTCGTGGGCTGTTGCTACTCCTGGATTTATTGCCCGTAACGGTTATTCGGGTATATATATGAATTATTTGTTTGGAGTTTCGCCTGGTGCTACGCAACGCTTCTTGAGCGCTGATCGTGCTTTTAATCGTGCTATTAATGCTGGCAAAACTGTTGAGGAGGCTTTGGCTGGTTTGCCTGACTCGTATCGAATGGTTCATGCTTCGGGTGTTTTGGAGTTGGGCGGTCAGGTTGAGAATGCTCTAACGGATTTGAAGCAGGTTACGGGTGCTGGTGGCCGTCGTGATGTGTTGACGTTCTTGGCTGATACTCCGCTGAACCGTGCTACTTACAGTATGAACCGTAAGATGGAACGCACGTTGCGTGGTGGTGCTGCTATTCATGCTGCTGAGTCAGGTCGTGGCGTTGAGGGTATCTACGATCTTGTTTTCAAAGCACATTTTGATTACAGCGATTTGAACAATTTTGAAAACTCCGTCATGAAACGGATTTCACCGTTTTACACTTGGTTCCGAAAAAACTTGCCGACACAGATGGAGATGGTTTTCCGCAACCCTAAAGCATACGCTCGTTACGTTGAAACTAAGGATTCCATTGAGGCAGCGTCGGACCCTGAGGATTTGATTCCTTCGTGGATGAGTGACCGAATGAATATTCGTTTGCCATTTGCACTTCCTGGTGGCCAGACTTATCTTATGCCTGATATGCCCATTAAGGACCTTAATGTTTTGGGCAACTGGAATGACCTGCTTGGGCAGGTCAACCCTGTTCTTAAAACTCCTGTTGAAATGGTTATGGACACCAAATTGTATTTTGGTGAGTCTTCACCGTTCCTTGGATATGTGCAGGTTCCAACCCCTTACGAAAAGGCTGGTTTGGGTGCTGCCATGGAAACCCTTGGTTTCGCTGAACGTGACATTAACGGCAACCTGATGGCTCAAGACAAGTACCTTTACGCTATGGAGCAGTTCTTTCCGTTGCTGGGTCGTGCAAAGCGTTTGCTTCCTGATGAACCTAGGTATCAGGATCGTTTGCCTGTTACTGTTCTTAACATGGCGTTTGGTTTGTCGTTGCGTGCAAACACGCAGTCTGATAAGTACGGTGAGATTCGGGCTCGTCAGAAGAAAATTGACCAGATGGCTGAGGATCTTCAGAAACTTGGTTACGGCGGTTACGATTATTGGCAGAAGCAGGTTTCGTTGGCATCTAAGCCAACGGCTGCTGATAAGCGCCCGTATTTGACGTTGCTGCAACCCAAGGGTGGTTTGCCTTCGGACTCTCCGTTTACGAATGTTGCGTCCACAAAGAAGGTTGATTGGGCCGCTGTGGTTGCTGCGCTGGGAGAAGGGAACAACTAATGGATTCGGTGTTGCGGATCGCTGAGGTCGCTATTGTTCCTGTGATGGTGGCTTTAATCGCTGCTTCGGCAACGATTCTTTCGGTTCGGAAGTTGCGGTCTGAGAACACCGACCAACACAATCATAATTCCAGCCTATTGCATCATCTGTCTAATCAGGTTGGTAGCATCGACTCCAAAGTAGACAGACTGGACAACAGACTAGACAATGTTCAGATTTGGCAGGCTGAGCATGAAAAAGCCCATGTAACGGAATATCGGGACAGTTCAACCTTATAGGTATGGGCTACTACCTTCTTGACAATCCTCCTGCCAGCCGTCAATTCTGGCCATCCCGCAACGTCCCCATGACTGGTGGCGTGGTTCTTCACACCACCGAGGGTGTGGGTGGCGATGATTCTGCTGAAAATACTGCGGCCTATATAAGCCGTCGCAGCAACGCAGGATCGTACCATTGTATCGTGGACTGGAATTCCACCGTCTTCCTGATGCCAGACAGTTACACGGCATTCGGTGTGGCGACGAGTAAATACAACAGCCGTTGCTGGAACATCGCACTAGCGTGCAAGTCATCTGAACTGAATGTGGATGACTGGGCAACGAATGTGATGATCGACCGTGCCGCCAAGGAGATCGTGGATTTCTGGCGACGCAACGGGTTTGACCCGATTGCGTCTAATGAATGGATTGAGTCCGAGGTCCTTGAACGTGCTGGGCTTTGTCAGCATGGGGAAGCACAGCCACGAGATCGTAGCGACGCTTTTGTTAATCACCCACAAGAGTGGGGTCTGAGTATCATGTTGCTGGTTGCCATTAAACGCCATGCTGGTGTTTATGAGCCTGCGCCGCCTCCTGAGCCTGTCCCCGCCCCATTGCCTGACCTTAGTTGGATTAACGATGCAATCAACCATGCGCGTTCGCAGGTGCTTCGTCGTGGCTCTAAGGGTGACGCTGTGAGGTGGCTTCAGGTGTTGCTGAACGCTAGGAGTAATGCTGGTTTGACTGTTGATGGTGTGTTTGGTCCTGCGACTGAGGCTGCTGTGCGTCGGGCGCAAACTGATATCCGCAACTTCTTTAATCTTGGCAACCGTTTGGCTGTCGATGGAATTGTCGGACCACAAACGTGGTTCTGGCTTAAATAGGGAATGTGAATATGACGAGTCGTACTACAGGAATTGCTGGCGCAGTAATCGGTCTGGTTCAGGCTGTGATTTTGCTTGTTAATGCGTTTGGTTGGGCAGAGATCACGGGCGAACAGTCTGCTGCTATTACCGCTGTCGTTACTGCGGTTGTGACCGTGGTTGCCAGTCGCAAGGTAAACGATCAGATCGGTATTGCTTTGCACACAGAGATTCCTGCTGATGACGCTGGCACCCCCACGGCCTGATTGGGATCTTGACGATCCCAACCATGCCAAGCCTGAATCAGACGACGATTACGAGTACGTTGAACCTGATGCGGTTCCTACGCGGGTAGATCCTTCCGAAGATCAACCGTTTCAGATCCCTGTAGGCCCGATTTAACATCGTACTCGTCCCATAGGGCATGACGCATAGCAGAGCGTACTGCCACAGTCTCGCCATGCAGTAGCGACTTCCAGTCGCCTGTCATCTTGCGAATCAAACCGACGGGCATGATTACCGTTACAACCTGTTCGTCAGGCATACGATACGGTGCAGGCTGTTCTTTCTTTTTCGCCTGCAACTCTGCTTCTAATGCCATCAGGTTACCGATTGCTTCAACTGACTGTGAACCGTAACTTCCCATTATTGTTCCTTCCCTAAGTATGGCTTTAACGCTAAGTCTACCTCAGCGATTTTGGATTCGTGTACCCAAGTGTATGCGCTCATTAATAGGTTTGCAAGTTTCTGCGCTTCCATGCGCAGAAGACGGATTTCTCCTGAGGCTTTAAACATTAGGTCAGGGTCTTGCCCCAATTCCATTAGGGCTACTCCTCGTGCTGTGAGTTCTTCTGCGATATCAATCATCTGTTCCAAGCCCAAGCCACAGTCCAATAAGGATTACGAGGATCGCTAGTCCCAGTATTTGAATCATTTGCAGGCTCCGTTCCACGGTTTAGCGCCCAACTCGTTGTATGCCGCTAATGCTACTGCGTCTTGGTCTGCTGGTGATGCGTGGTGTGGGGGAACTCCGACCAGATCGTGACGGTCGATGCGTGCAGCGAACGTGTTCCAGCCGCCTTGGTAAAACTGGTAGGCACCCATGAATGTTCCTGAGGAACTAACTGCACCATAGTTACCACGCGATTCCCTGTGACGGATACATTCAAAGAATGCTTCCGTCGATTGGGGGGTTTTTGTTTTTTCAGCCACAACGGGGGCTGTAGTGGTGGTTGTTGTGTTTAGGAAACTGAGGTCGATGGTGCTGGTTGTTGTGGTTGGTGGGGCTTCGGTGGTGGATGTTGTTGTGGTTGCGACTTCGGCCACTTCGTTTGTTCGGGTTTGGTCAAACCCGATTAATGTCATTAATGCGATTGCGATTATGATTACTGGTGCGTAGTATTTCATGTCCATTCATCCGTTTCATCGTCGTCTTCGGGTACGGGGTATGAGTCTAGTTCCCATTGCATTGCTACTGTCAGCATTCCGATTACTTCCCATTGATGGATTTCATCGTCAGTATTAACCTCTAATGACATGGTTCCATCTGGTTCTAAGATGCGTATGATGTGTACGCCTCCTAGTTCAATGCGGTCTTCTTCACTCACTTTCGATCAGCCCTTCTGATGCGAGAATAGCCATCCACATTGAACCGATTACTGAACCTGAGAAACGGGTGATGTGGTCTTTGCATTCTTCGCATTTCTCGTCGGCTGCATGAAACAATGCAGCCACTAGGTCCAAGGCTTGCTCTCCACCGAATTCAATGGTTGCTTGGTATCCTTTTAACGAGATTTCTATTAGTTTGGCTTCGTCAATTTCGGGGAAACCGTCGTGAGGGTCAAGGCTGTTTAGTTCGTCAAACAGTTCTTCACCGAGAATGTTTTTGAGGTCATCGTTTGGTTCACTCATTTGCTTCCCGTTCTAGGATCTCGTTTTGTTTCGTGATCTGGTTGATAACGTCGCTAAGGACTTCGGACAGCATTAGTTCCCAGCGGAGTTCTAGTTGTTCTTGGTCAACGATTTGCGAGTCGATAAGAACGTCGGTCAGTAGGTCCACTCGGAGTTTCAGTAGTTGGTTGGGATCGAAGCCGTATTCGGCGTCGATCATGGCTTGAATTAGTTTTGTGTTTCCTTCTTTAAGGGTTGCAAGAAGTTCTGCTTCAACGGTTGTTTCTGTTTCGTTTTCGTTTTCAGTCATTGTTTGTCTCCTTGTAAAGAATGAGAGTAATCACCGCATACACGGCGAGGTCTAAAAGGCTATCTTCTACGCTTTCATTGGCCATCTGGCCGCCCTTTGCTGCTTTGTGTAGACGACGCATCTTGTCGTTCATGCGGATCAGTCCACCGACCCAAGGTTCTACGCCTAGGTCTTCGCTGGCACGGACGTTAGCGAACGGGGACTCCAAAGTCCCGTAGTCCTTTTGCTTGCGGTCATGCAGTTCCAGCATGGTCGTCAGGGTGTCTAGGAACGCTGCGCTTTCGGGGTGACGGTTCATTCCTTCACTTCCCCCAGCAAGTTCAGAATCGCTGGGTTGTCCGAAAGCGAGTCTCGCATTTTCCCAAGTGCCTTGTCTCGGATACGAGCCATAGTCGTTTTCGGAGCCCCGATCTGATTCCCTAGTTCCCTGATTGACATTTTTTCTATTACTAAAGAATTCAATACCCATTGTTCCTCCGCTGTGAGTGTATCAAATGCGTCTGCTAGCGCTTCTTTGGCTTCCAACATTTCGACTACTGAGATATCTGTTGGTTGGAATGGTGCTGCTTCCATTAACGCCTGATAAGGCGTGTCTGGGCGTGTGGGTGATTTCTCCCATGTAGGGGTTGGTTGAGGAGTTTCGTATTTCTTGTATTTCGCTTCCTCTTTTGACATTATTCTTCCGAAACCCAAATGTGATTGTCAACGTCGATTTCCCAATAAGGCTTACCTTCTGGGAAATGTTTAATAGGCATTGTGGGGAGAACAGCCCACAGGTCTTTCCATTGAACGTACCCTGAGCGTTTAAGGGTGGTATCCCAGATAAAGAACAGCAGATCAAAGTGTGTTGACCATTGCTGCAACGCCAACGCTTTATCTATTTTCAGTTTAAGTTTACGGTCCTTGCCGACACCTTGGACTTCTACCAAACCTCTTGAAACCAGATAGTCGGGGGTGTAACGAATGAACGGTGTCAGCATTGCCATGTTTACTGGCGGTCTGTTTAACCCGTAACGAACAAACTTTCCTTCGTTTAATTCTTCAAAGACTCCTTCGGCTTCGTCGCCCATTGCCCCAAATCGTGCGGAGAAACTTTGCTGATGGAACTGTGCCATTACACGATCTCCTCAAAGTAAACGTAAACAGATTTAACTAAGCCGTCGTCGGTCCATGCGATACCGTTTAATCCGTCTAACGTTAATTTCAGATAATTGTCAATGTCTCCCCTGAGGGACTTAATAACTTCATTTTCAATTTCTGTTATGTAAACAGATTGATGGTCTTTGGAGTAACGGACTTCGACATGGACTGGAGTGTCGAATAACGGACCAGCGTACTGGTCCGCTATTGCACGTTCAGCGTCATGTGTTGCTTTGGGTGTGTAGGCACGGCCACGTCTTGTCATGCGTGGACGCTGCTTAACCTGTGGCTTGCCTTCAGCAATAAACGAATATTCGGTCATGCCTGATACACCTTAATGACCATCTTCTCTAAACGGTCCAAGTCGCCACGGGCATGATGTTTACCCCAGCGTCGATCTGCGTCATTCACAAACGCCATCGCTTCGGGGAACCCGTATCCGCTGTTGCGAAGTTCCTTCGCCAGTTTCCATAGCGTGCTAGAACGGTCGCATCCTTCAAAGGGTCCGTGCTTCCAAGCGTTGTAAGCGGTTGAGTTCATCTCACGGGTGCTTGGCAGTTCCGATGGGTCGGTTGCGGTAACACCGTTAAAGTTGAATTGGGTTTTAACTGGTGGGACGTACAGTTCCAGCAGCGGTTCCAACTCGTCGTCGGTAATGCGAGTCGGGAACGCAATGTCGGTGAACGTTGCCACGTCGATTGGGTAACCGTCGTTATCGACCATGCAACGCCTGTGTGTTTCTTCCCAGCCTTGCGGATAGGGAAGACGAACGTAGTTGCCGATCTTGGACCAGTCGGGGATCTCGTTGCCGTTGTCGTCGGTGGTGAAGAAACCTTCGGCCTTCGGGTTGATTTCCTTGGTTGGGGCTTTAGCAATGTCGCACGCTGCCAGCAGCGCACGGCGCATACGGGAAGCGGAGATCGCTTCCTTGGAGAACACCCAAACGTGGTAGCCCTTGGAGCGTGAACGTTCCACCCATGAAGAAATGTCGAACGCATCCAACACCGTTTGCAGGTTTGTTGCGTGGATGAACGACACTTCGTCGCCTTCGTCAAAGTCAACGCATCCCCAGAACACAACCCATTCCTGTTCGGAATCGTTAATCATCGGATACACACCCATAGGTGTGTTGCCGTGTAAGTGTTCGTTAATGTGAGATTCGTAGACTGGCCATGCCCATTGCGCTACTCGTTCACAGCCACCTTCTTCGGTGCCGTAAGCATCCATGCGCCCTTTAAACAGTCGGGCGAACGTGGAGGTTCGTTGGTCGTCAAGACGTTGCATCTTTAACACCTGCCACTTCTCTCAGATATTCGATCTCAGCGTTTTCAAGAATATAGACTTCGTAGTTCTCTAGGTCACGCCAAAGATCACGGATGAACAGGACTGCTTCGTCACGATCTTCTTTATCGTTAATGTTAAAGGCACGGCCCCATAGCGTTGCGCCGAGGCGGTCAAGGTACAGGTTGATTGTGTCGTCAATGGGGATCATTTGTTCACCAACATCATGGCTTGTTCGGCCGACTGCAACGGCACTCCGAAGGAGAAGGCGTCTTCGTCACGGAATGCACGGATCTGACCGTTCTCAGGGTCCATGTAAAGATCGACCTCGCCCTTCTTTGATGGCGGGCGCTTGTTCTTGCACAAGTTAACAGTCAGGCTGTTGGCATGGCGCTTGCGGTCGAACTCGTCCAGCGATTCGTCTTCCAGTTTTCGGTAAACCTCAAGGACCATGATCGCTTCGGTTTCACCGCCATAACGCATGGCGTTCATGCCTGCGGACTGGCCACGGGAACCTGAGGAACGTGACGCTTGGTGGAGGCACAGTACGGGAACGTTGGCCTGCTTGGTCCAACGCTTTAACGCTTGCGACTTAGCGACAACACCGTCGGCACCGTCTTCACCTGGAATTAGTTCCAAGAAATCAACCACAACCAAGTCCGCTGGTCCGCCCCAGAAGTCAACGGCTTCATCGTAGGCACGGGCCATTTGTCCTAGCGTTAGTGAGTCGTCAATAACGAGCAGGTTCTTAAAGTCGTGGGCTGCTGCTTTGCGTACCATGTCTACGGTTTGCTGGTTGCCCTTTTTGATTTCTGCTTCTACGTCTTCTGCGGAGATCCCGTAGTGCATTGACACCAGTTTCGATAGCACCAGTTCTGATACTTCGTCGGGTGTGAATAGCAGTACTCGCTTGGTTGGGTTATTGGAGATTGCGTTTAGAACTACTTGGGTTTTTCCTGAGTGGGCTCGGCCCGTGACGTAAATTAATTCGCCACGACCGAAGCCACGGGTCATTGCGTCAATGTCACGCATTCCCAGCATGAATCTGCCTTCAGGGTTTTGGGCGTAGTCGATTAGTCCGTCTGCTGCTGTGGTGAATGGTCGAACGTATTGGTATTTACGTTCGGCTTCTTCGGTTGTTTCTTTAATGGAGTTCTTTCGGCGGTTGGCGATGTTCGCTAGAACGTCGTCCATGCTTAGAACGGTTGGTTCGTCAATGGTCATTGTGTAGCCCTTTCGTTATTGGGTCCGTATGCACGGAACCGCTTGGGACGATTCCCCAAGCGGTTCCGTTTGTTCATTGTGGTTGGGTTGGGCTTAGAGCCACACACCCATGCCGTTCTGCTTGTGCTTGTAATCGGGCGCTTTTGGATTGCGCTTGGAGTTGCGGTTATCCCACCACTCGTCAGGGTTGGTCGCAATGCGAGCGACCGCCCACTTCTTGTTCTCAATGCGCTCCTGCTTGTCCTGCGTGTCAGCAGCGTATGGAGGGTTAGCGCCAACAACACCCGCTGGTGCTGGTGATTCGGTGATAGCAACCTGTTGGGGTGCTGACGGGAACGGGTTGGGTTCATTAACGACCTCAGTCACACGACCAAAGTTCTTTTGGACAACCTCGTGGATGACTCCGCTATCGGAGACACTAAATTCCAGCCCAAGTTCTTCAAACACAAGCGCCTTCGCAGCGAAGAACGCTGCACGAGCATTAGCAATAAGTTGCGTGCGCTGCTCGTCGGGGGTGCCGTCAGTTGGGATATCGAACTGGACGAAGATTGATGCTTCAGCGGACTCGTATTGACGGACGCTGACTTTACGAGAGAACGAAACCGTCCCCTGTGGGTTGATGTTGGGTGTTTCGGTGGTCATTGCTGTTCTCCTGTGGTTTGGTTGGCAGAGATTTTTAGGTTACATGACGATTCCCGCATTGTCATTGGACGTGCGCTCCTTTACAACGATCCCATGCGGTACACCATTTGGGGCTGCATAGTGCGTGCTGGTCGTTTAATGGCCAGCGTGACAGGTTGGATTCGATTAATTCCACGATCACTTTGCATTGTTCCTGTAGCCAAAGCCAATGACCTGAGTCACGTTGCGTGGTCAGGACCATGCAGTCCTGCTTGGATTTCATCATGACCGCATAGTTAAACGTTAATGGTTCGGGTAGTTCCAAGTCGGTGGACATGAACAGACCGTAGGTGTATGCGGTTGGCTGGATTTTAAAGCGGTCAACTTCCCATTGATCGTATGGGCGGTTCGCTGTCTTCCAATCCCAGATTTCGTTGAACTCGTCTACAAAGTCGATGGACCCTTTAAGCCTGATGGTGGCTGTTGGGGTTTCGCATAACGACACATCGAAGGGGTGTTCGACAAACTGGACCTGCGGAAGTTGTGGGTAGATTTCGTTCCCCCAAGTGTG